GTGTTTCTCATGTAATAACAGAAATGGATATGCATGGAGCAGACGGAATCGGGAAACTTAAAATTTTACCAACGCCTATGGGGAATCTAGTTAAAACACTATTAGAAAGTGGTGTTAAACTAGGTGTTAGTTCAAGGGGATCAGGAAACGTAAGTGAGGGCGGAAAGGTCTCCGACTTTGAAATTGTGACAGTTGATATTGTCGCACAACCGAGTGCCCCTAACGCTTATCCGGATCCAATATATGAAAGACTGGAAAATTATAAAAAAGGTGGATCATTGTTGGAATTGGCCGAAGCTGTTAGGTATGATAAAGGGGCACAAAAGCACCTTACTAAAGGGATTACTAATTTTATTAGTGATCTTAAATTTTAGGAGAATTTAATTATGGCAGACGCTTTTGAAGAACTATTAGGTGGGGACGTCCTGTCGGAAGATGTTAAAACTTCGTTAACAGAGGCTTGGGAAACGAAAATTACCGAGGCTCGTGAGCAGATTACAAATGAAATCCGCGAAGAATTTGCTGGTCGTTACACAAACGATAAAGAGCAGATTGTTGAAGCAATGGATAACATGTTAACCGATGCTATTAAGCAAGAGGTTGAGGAATTTGCCCATGATAAAGGAGCATTAATTGAAGCACGAGTTCAGTACAAACAAAAAATGCACGAACACGCAGGAGTATTGGATCAGTTCTTAATGAATGCCCTTAAGAAGGAAATTACAGAACTTCGAGAAGACAGAAGCACCCAAGGCAATAACTTTAAAAAATTAGAAGGATTTGTCTTGAAACAGTTAACTAAAGAGTTAAATGAATTCCATACCGATAAACAATCTGTTGTAGAACAGAAAGTAAAATTGGTTAAGGAAGGAAAGCAACTTTTACGTAATACTAAAGCTAATTTTGTTAAAAAGGCAGCTGAAAAAGTAGAGAGCATTGTTGAAAGCACACTTAGAGGAGAAATTGGTTCTTTGAAAGAAGATATCAAATCAGCCCGAGAGAATGCATTCGGAAGAAAAATGTTTGAAGCATTTGCGGCAGAATTTATGACAAGTCATTTAGCAGAAGGAACAGAAATTAAAAAACTGTCCGGAAAAATTAAAGATCTGGAAGGAACACTTGAAGAGGCAAATGTACAAATTTCGTCTAAACAAGTAGAAATTTCAGAAGCACAAAAGAAAACTCGTATTGCAGAAGGCAAGCAAGCACGAGATAAAGTTTTATCAGAATTGTTGACACCTCTTTCTAGAGATAGAAAAGAGATTATGGAAGATCTGTTATCTACAGTACAAACAGAAAATCTTAAAAAACAATACGAGAAGTATTTACCAACAGTTCTTAATGAAAATGTTAAAAAAGAAGCAAAAAATACTGCTTCCAAAAAAACATTAAAAGAAAATGTACAGCCAAAAGCTAGAACACAGAAAACTGTGATAACAGGTAATAAACCAGTTCATGTATCTCCGGTAACGACAGATGCACAAGCTGAGATTATTAACTTGCGAAAACTAGCAGGATTATAATTTAAGGAGAATTAATTATGGCAGACGCACTATTTGAGTCAAACTGGCAACCGACTAAGGACGCTCTGTGCGAGGGACTAGAAGGCAACAAAAGAACGGTAATGGAAACCACATTAGAAAATACCCGTCAAGCACTACTGGAAACAGCAGGCGCAGGCGCAACTAATGCAGGTAACGTTGCTACTTTAAATAAAGTTATCCTTCCTGTTATCAGAAGGGTAATGCCTACTGTTATCGCAAACGAGCTAATTGGTGTACAACCAATGACTGGTCCAGTAGGACAAATTCATACTCTGCGTGTAAGATATGCAGATACGGATAACGGAGCAACCGCGGGTGAAGAAGCATTGAGCCCATTTAAGATTGCTAACGCTTATTCCGGCTTACCAGGCGGAAGTGCCGCCCCTAGCGCCACAGGCGGGATGGAAGGTATTCCTGGTAATAAAATGTCAATCCAAATCTTAAAGCAAACAGTTGAAGCAAAAACTCGTAGACTGTCCGCTCGTTGGACCTTTGAAGCATCCCAGGATGCCCAAAGCCAGCATGGTATTGATGTTGAGGCCGAAGTAATGGCCGCTCTTGCACAAGAGATTACCACAGAAATCGATCAAGAAGTGATCGGTTCTTTAACATCTTTATCGGGAACAGCAGTTGATACTTATGATCAAGCCGCAGTTTCGGGTACAGCAACTTTTGTTGGTGACGAACACGCCGCATTAGCAGTTTTAGTAAATAGAGCCGCTAATATTATCGCCGCACGTACAAGACGTGGCGCTGGTAACTGGGTAGTTGTTAGTCCTTTTGCATTAACAATACTTCAAAGTGCAACAACTTCAGCGTTCGCAAGAACAACTGAAGGTACTTTTGAAGCACCAACTAACACAAAATTTGTTGGAACTTTAAATAGTTCAGTTCGTGTTTATGTCAATCAGTATGCAGCCGATAGTGCCGCAGTACTGGTTGGTTACAAAGGCCCAGGTGAAATGGATGCCGCAAGTTTTTATTGCCCATACATTCCGCTGATGAGCTCTGGGGTTGTACTTGATCCTAGTTCATTCGAACCAGTCGTTTCATTTATGACACGATACGGTTATGTTGAGCTTTCAAATCAAGCTTCATCCTTAGGTAACGCCGCTGACTATTTGGCAAACATTGCTGTTACAAACGCAAACGTTAAGTTTCAGTAAACTGTTACTATTATGG